TAATGTCGCCCTTACCTTTACCCCTGGCCTTCTCTGCCATTACTACAGCTTCACGATTGCCACCCAAACCACTGCTGGACTCCGGCCAGAACTCCCTCTTATCCACACCAAAGGCCAATGCTACAATATTCAGGTAAGTGTCAGTGGCTTCCGCTTCATTGAAGCCATCGGGCAGAGTAGCAAAGGATATAAGGTTAGCCGTAGCCGGTTGCGCCGGGTCGATAGAGAATAGGGTCATAATGTTTGACCAGATCTCCTGCCCCAGTCTGCGCCGGTCCTTTTGATGCGTAGCCTTGACATCTTCCCACTCACCCTTCCTGATATTATTCAGGATGAGGAGACCTGCTTCCGGTAGGTCAGACAACTTCTCGTTCTTGTAACGTATGAGTTTGAGTAAAACTTGGGTAGTTGCGATAACACGCGAGACAGCGCAAAAGCCCACGCCGTTTAACTCCTCATTGGGACTCGGCATATCGACTAAACGAATGACGCGAGTCGCGTGGATCCGATGCGGTTTACCATCTTTGGGATTGTTGAATATAATGGGATAGGATATATCGCCGGTGGGCTGCACGTATTGGGAATCGAGATGAGCCAGGCCGAGGATGGGCCCCTCTATCGGCCCATCAGGATTGCCGTTGCCGATTAGCTCAATGGATGCGCCCTTGTCCTGAGTGTAGTAGTCGGTGAGGACTTTGGAGATGAGCGTACCCCAGCCCTCGCCGAACTCAGATTCGGATAGAGTGGACTGATAGCGGTTGACAACCCTATCCGGCCCCTCGCATACCCACGAGAGCGTCTTGCCCCACTTGACCATGCTGGCGATAGCGCCCTGTAGGATGTCGTTCCCCTCACGCCATACGAACTCGCGGAGTTGGGCATCACGCGCATATGACCAGTAGGGTGCTATCTCTGTGCCGTCATCAAAGCGGCTAAACCACCATGAGAATACGCCGCCGGTTATCGGCTTCTCTTCAGCACGACGCTGGAGGGATAATTCGGCAACAGGGTCTAGGGCTTTGTGTCCATTAGTAGCAGGTTCAGTATCAGCCATTTAGCACCCATATGTCAGACTGATACACGCCATTACCTAAATCAGACTCTTTAATTCGATTGTCAATAGCAACAGTTAGATTATACTTAGTGAGGGATTGTCCATTAGTCCAGGCCATAGCTTTAGCTACGTCTGGATGAACATGAACCTTACAGCCTGACTTAACCGGCTGTAAGCGCAGCATACCTTCATAACACTCAGTTAGATATTCGGTAAAGTCAGGCATAAAAAATAGCGGCTACATTATAACCGCTAGGCCGAACCAGCCGAAAAGGTGTTAAGAATCGTCGCCACTCTTGTTGAGTTGGCGTAGTTTGTACCTATCCTCTTTACTCGGTATGGTGCGCTGGATTCCAAGTGCGTCGTCCAGCAGGTTAAGAAGTTGGATGACTACCCGGCGCATGTTCTCGATTACGTCTCTAGGTACGAATAACATTATAACACAATTCTTTCATAAATTACAAGTGGTTATTTTATGTTAGTTTACGAGCTACAGCGCCGACCGTTACATACGGGCCGTCAACTGTAGCAGCAAATAAGTAATTATCGTAAGTAAATAAGTAGGGGTTGGATAGAATAAAATGCAGGTCAGATAGCGGATCGAATCTAAAGTTGTTATCCGTATAATGTTTAACACTATCGAGAATGAGTTTAGCTAACAGATTTACACTTTGTTCTACTTCATCTTCTTTAGGTAATTCAATACGTCGCTGGATGGTAAACGGTACGTTAGCCGGCTTACCTTGTTGAAGCCAATCCTGAATGGTCATTTTATCTCCTGCTTAAACCAGTCATACCCTAGCGCATCGTAAGGGATTCTACCTTCATCCTCTGGATTATACACGTGCGAGGTAACATACATCAAATGCGCCGGTCCTTGCAGGACTTTGAGGCCGTGTGCTACGCCGGGTGGGATTCGTAATATGCAGGGGAGTTGGTTGTCGCCCAGAAGGTGCTCAACAGTATCGTATCGCTTTTGAGGTATATCTAGTATGGATGATTTACGTGATGGCAAGGTAATAGAACCCTACTCATTGCGTAGGTCACATAGAACAGCCTTGATTACGCCGATAGGACAAAACCAGTAATCGTACTGGACAGAATGTATGTGAAATGCTTTAATCGTTCCATGATACATGGATGACCATGACAACTGGCCGAATGATTCAATGTCAGTGGTGCGTAGAACTTCACGGAAGAAGCCGCGCTCGTCAGCATGGGTTGCTAGGGGGATTAGGGTTACGCCTTCTATCATATACGACTCCTTTGGTCTAAGCTAAACTAAAATATAAACATCTTGCACTTGCCATAGACAAAGCTACAGCCGCATCGATCTTCTTATCAGGACTACGTTTAACCAATCTAATACCGTCCTTGCCGTGATTCACTACGTTAGCATTATCGATATGCTGCGCCAGGAGTGGGTTGCCATCGTGAGTTATGCGCTTGCCGATGATTAAATCTCTCAGTTGTTTATCGGCTACCAATCTATCGCCCGCTTGACTAAACGGCTTGACATTAGCAATCTGACGCAAACGGGACATCATATAGTGAAGCTCGGTTTTGTCATATGGTCCTTCAATGATTGAGTAAGTCTCAAACAAGCGTCGTATCTCAATCTCAATAGGTTCATAGTCTAGCAGTTGACCTTTTTCGGCCTGCCAGATACCGCAATAGCGAACAGATATTTCCTCACGTCTAACAGGATGACGTGTTACGAGAACAGCGGCGAAGCAGTCAGCCGGAGCGGTAGATTCACCACCTGTAGCAGCATCCAGGGCAAGTATGCAAGGTTCACGGGAATCGAGTGGGGGTAGCAGTTCAAAGCAGGAATCCCACCATACCTTCTCTACGAACTTAGAAGTAGAACCTATCCACTCGTTTTTATGAATGCGTCTAAACTCGGTAGGGAGTAAGACTTCTTCTTCACTGGCGTAGTACTGGGGGGTCTGCCAGGGTAAACGTGGTACGGTGTTCCAGAGCATGAGCATGCCGCCATCGCGATATACTTCTAGGTCAGTCAGGTCGTGATAAGTACCGGCTTCATCGGTATAGCTTAAGTCTAACTTCTCACCTTTGATGCCTCTCTCGTAGAGTCGTTCGAGTATAGGGGACTCGCCACTGAATCCGGCATAGGTTTCAACCCAACGTTGTGACTTACCAAACTTCATGGGGGAGAGGGTCATCTCGGTCCACATTGATTCGAGCGCTTTATGTTTGGCTGCCCACAACTCGCTGAATACGATTAAGTCATCATTGCCGCCGGCCTCACCACTGGGGTCAATAGGGATGGCTTCTATGGTGGTGTGGTTAGGTAAGGTAGTTTTATAGTTGGCTTGTTTAATGTTAGTCATGCGTGGGTTTAATTCGATGGCCCGGCGTAGGTAAAAGGCCACACGAGAGTCGGCTTGCTTTAAGTCATTCGCTATGATCTTAATGCTGCCCCACTTCACATGGAAGGCACGGTATAGAGCGATGGCCGCTGCCACTGAACTTTTAGCCGACTTTTTAATGTCGCCCCAGACCACTAGGTTGTACTTGAAGTTGCCTTCAGCATCCCTGGACTGGGATTCGCGCAGGGATGCTATTTGATACGGGTAGAGTTGAATCGGCCCGTTTAACTCAGGTATGTAAAACTCAGATTGAATCCACTGGATAGGGTCCGTTGTCGTCGTAGGTTTCCCCTCTATCGGCGAGGGCTTCGAGAAGGCGAATCCCTTTATCGGCAATAACCCCGTGAAGTATTGCAACTTCACCGGCGGACTGTTGTTTAAGCCACTCTTCATCAGCAAAGACTTTCATTTGAGCGTGTAGGGTTATGAATAACTCATTTAGGTAAATGATAATTAAGTCGCCAATAGCTTCCTTTTTTTGGGTTGTAACCATAGTTACATTTTGGCCGTTAGCACGGTAAGACTTCCAAGCTTTAATTGTGCCGACTGGGATTCCAAATTCTTTGGCGACATAGCGAATAGACTGGCCGGTAAGAAGTGCGGCGAATACAGCCGCTTTTGTTTCGTCTGAGTAGGTAGTCATAGCACTATTTTACACGATGTTAGGAGTTATGTCCATAGGGAGTTTGGTTTGCTATTGTTCCACATTTTAAGGTAAACATACTAAAAGTCGTGTATATATGCTTGCAATTGTCCTGATAACGTGCTATAATTAGGACAAGATTAAATCACTTAGACAAAGGAAACGAAAATGGCAGCCAACACAGTAGTTAGAGCAGGTTTCAGGTTTCAGGATACAAAAACAGGTGAGATACTGGAAGTTAATAAGGTTGAGATTGACCAGGATGATTTTAGCGATAGCATCATCTGGTACAAAACTGACCCTTCTATGCCCTACAGCCATTATATGTTTCACGATGATTTAGACCGTGAAATCGCCAGCGGCAAATTAGTAGAGTATGATGTCCACTAAAATG